CTCCACCACCCTACCGTCAGGTTCTGACGGCTTACCCTTCATTTCTAAAAGGAGCGGGAAACCCATAGGATCAAATCCAAGGGCCTAGATCTACCCATCGGTTGTGCAGAATGCGAGAAACTTTCATTCTGGTACGACCTCTCAAAGGGGAATTATTACCCTCTGATAATTGGCTGCAACCACTGCTAAGCCTGGAAAATAATAAACCAGGATAACAGATCGAAACCTTCACAGGTATCCAAGTCAGGTGCTCGACGGTGTAACCTTCTAAACCGTTTCGCGCCCGTGTCGGCGTGGCTTCGTCGAAGTTCGATATGAACCCACCTTGAGTGGGACTTATCAAACCAAAACTGTCCACACTGGCTGAAACCTTGTACCGGAGTTTCTTAGGTACAAGACTCTGAAGCCAGTAGAATATGCCTTTAAACCGAGCATCGCACCCGTAAGGGAGCTTTGCTCTTAGCCTAATGGTATTCCCGAAGTTATAAACTTCTTGGATCGATGCCAGTTTCTTTTTGAAATAAACTGGCTTGCAGTCAACACCGAGATAATAGTGAGAACCACAACTCTCACGAAAACATCCGTGAGCGAAGCTCTTCTTTGGATTGATAATAAACCCAAGGAAGTCACTAAAACTCGAAAAGGTATCATACGCAGCGGTTGGGAGAATAACATCATCTCCTACTACGCTGATATCCTGCACGGATAACTTATGCATAGAACAACATGCACAAGCCATCGCATAGAATACCAAGGTTTCAAGATCGAACGTAAATCCGTTCCCCATAGATGAGAATTTCTCCCACCTATGGTCTTGACCTTTGTATGAACCGTACTTGGAGCGTAGCAAATCCATAACTTGGAACCACTGAGTTGGAAATAATGACTCAATGACTTCAGAGGCTATGGTATCACTCGCAGACGAAAAGTCAACAGTTGCCAAGCTATCGTTAATACTAGATAACTTAGCAGCACGTTGATTCCTAGTCTGGTCAGCTGGGAACACTCCAAAACGACCCAATCTCCTTCTTAGCATCTTTCCGAGACCTAGTTGAAACCAGATATTGATTCCTGGCTCAACCGCGATTACTCGGTCAATTTTAGAGGATTTTGGTACAGTGATGATTTTATTGCCAATAACCGGGGTAAATGGACAAGAACTAGTAAACCGTTCATAAGCCCACCCCGGATAGGCGAAAGGTAGCAAACCTTTCACCAAAGGCAGTAGATCTCGCGTTATTCCAGTTTCAGACTGGAATTTCTTAGCACCGAACGTCTCTTCTCCGGTAATATGGAGAGAAACACCCGGTCCCCAAGAAGACAAGCTAAAGAGTTCTTCAGCATCGAATGATCCAAGAATAGAGGAAATTTTTCTCCGTGTTGCATCTAGCAACATAGAGTTCTGAGTGTATTTGTACCACTCAGAATCCCTTTCTCCTTGATCAAACGAAGTCGACTTACCTGCATACATCCGAAACCTACGATTTACTTGTAGGCAACGATCCTCGAGGGAAAAGAATTTCTCGATGGCGAGCTTCTCCTTGTCAAAAGTGGTTTTAAGCCACTCAGATTTGGAAAGGAACTCACATGCAAGGTAAGCGTCCCTGAACGATTGCGGTGTATTGTAATCGTTCGGATTGCAAGATAGGCTAACAAGCTGGTCAATCTCCCCATAACGAAGGAGAATAGCAGCCTGTAAACTTTTCGAACAATCGAGAGCTGTAAAGAACCGTAAAGCTGCTTCAGAGTTTACTCTAGAAGGAATACGCGTGGCTCTAGCTAATTCAACGGCTAGATTGTTACGCTTCTTAGAAGACATAGCACCCCTTTCACATGTTTGAGAAATGTACTAGGTATTACTTAGTACACGTCCTCCAGGTTACCAATCGCGTTGGGTAACGGACTGGCTGTAACATCGGCCGGAGATCCGTCACTTGCTTCGATACTGGCAAACAGGAGACTCCTTACTATATTCGTGAGCAAGGCTCTTTCAGCCTGAGTAGCTCGCGCAGGGAGTAAGAAATCCATGTGACACTGAAGTTCATAGGCCACTCGCGGTCCAAAAATTCCGACCGCGGGGTCGATGGTTTCAGCAATCGGGAGGCCTGCCTTCATCGAGACCTTATAGACGCCCGTTGATTCTTTGGACGTCGGAGGCCTCACTTGAAGCGTCAGCCAGGGATAAACCAGCGGAATACCACCCGCACGGTTCACCCAACGCGCAACACCTTTATCGAGAAATCTCTCGGGGGCGTACGTCGTATCGGTCGCAACAGTAGCAGATCCCGTTACCATCTTGGGACCGGTGACTGAAGAAACCAGTATGTTGCCTATGGCAGACATTTATTTACCTCTAAAAGGAATTACTCAATAGACTCAGAACTCAACGAGTTTTAAAAGCCTGCTTGAGAAGTGCCATTGCATTGAGAAAGTGATCACCAGGGTCGAGAGCGGAGTTAAACTCGCTAAAGGGATTCTTAAAAGCAGGTAACGGGTTGTTTGGAAAGTCTGATAAGACTCCCCTACTCACCGTCACATACTCAGAATCTGACTGAAGCGTGCCTATCCGTAAATACTCGTTAACCCCGACGGTCCTACTCTTTGCAACCTGAATGCCGCGACATCGTGCCCTCCAGAACTCGGTAGTACAGCCTTTCACAAAGGTGAGACCATAAGTCGCATCTAAGTTATTGAGCCACGTACCGATGGGGAGCATCCAGTCAACGACAAACGAATAAGGAGTTAATTCCCAAGCTATCGAAGCAGGGTTTATCAGCCCAAGCGACGATAGATCATGATTACCTGATTGGGAGAAGTATACAACATACTTCACGGTGTATTCTTGAGCAACCGTTTGCGTACGTACGTCGTTTAAATCTTCAGCGACGTCAACGCTTGTGACTGTTCTAGAAGACGAGGAGGTTTCTTTGTATCTCGGAACATGATAGAGCTTATTTGCAAGAAATTCGCAAGAGCCATATATATCCGATAGCAAAGGCTTCCAACCGTATTGTAACTCCAACCAGCCGTTCGCTAAAGCTGAGGCTGGGCTTTTACGTCTGCCTTGTTCGTATCGTCTTTTCGCGGGATTAAAATACTGCGAATCGAGTCCACCTATGGCAGAAGCTGCGCCGCGAAAGTCTCCGCGTTTTAATTGGCGGAAACCTGTTGCGAGTCTGTTTGCTGTATTTAAAAACAGATCCCTAGTTTGCTTACCTTCGGCTATTGCATTGCCAAGGTGAACAGATTGGTCTTTTAAACCCTTCTGCATCTTAGTGTTTGCACGTTGCTTTAGGGCAAGTAAAATAGAAGCGTCCTTAGCTGCAGCGGGAGCAATTTGTGCCCACGCTCCGTATTGCAGGCTTTCGGTAAAAGCATTAGTCAGTATATTCCGATTACGAGCATAGATCGATCCAGTGGTCCCCGTAGTTTTCTGTAAAGCAAAACTAAAAGGATTCATAGGTAAATCAAAAGCTCCTCGGCGTTTACTAACTTTTATGCCCTTCCTATAACCCGGTGTAACGGTTGACACCCTAACGAAACTAATCCCAGAGTGGAAAGGGACGTTAGTCACTACAGCAGGAGCCTGCCCCAATTCAGTTCCATCAATTGTGGTATGCTTTCCGCTGTAAGACAGATTCACTGTCTGTGAGGGCATCTCAGCTCGACTTCTCAAGCAGAGAAGCACGACGGATACGTCCCCGCTTAGGTCTTAAAGCACCTTCGTGAAAAGACGTAGAATTCCCGTGAAGACGGGTGGTCTCGGTCTGAACTAAATAAGACGGAGCCCATAACCAGGATGGAGAACCTGATGTTTTAGCGAGATAAATACGCCAAAACAGAGAAGGAACCCAATGAGAGAGCAGTAGCGCACAGCATACAAGTTGAACAAGAAACTCAACATAAAATATGTAGTGAAGCATGCTGCCCTCTCAGTCTGGTTGCCCTTAGATACCGTTATCTAGGGAGTTAAAAGAGACCTGTAAGTGAAGAGTATATTATACACTCGACACTTCCCGGCATATACCCGACCAACCTCTTTGGAGGAAAGTTGGTAAGGCTAACGCCTAAGTCAGCCAAATCTGCTGACCCAGATGCCCG